CTTTCTTCAAATCTTTCTTTTTACGCCGCTTCTCTAACCGAGCTTTCTTCTTAGCTTTATCACGCGCCTGACGTTCTAATCTTTCACCGCGATCTACGTGATAAGCATCTACCGCGTTTGCGCTTGTTCGCGAGCGCCAGGTAAAGTCGCATGCCGTGCAGTGAACTAATCTCATTGTTGCCCAACGTCCACCGTTAGGTGTGTCAACTACTAACGTCTCTAGCTTATTTGGACGAGCAGTGCAATAAGGACATTGAGGGTATCGTTGACGACGGGATTCCTGACCATTCCATGAAACACTAAGCGCGCGGCGGATTTCACCTTCATCTTTTCCTCCCCAGATTCCCCAGATCTGTCGATGTTCTAGTGCCCACTTTAGACAGTCTTTTCTTACAGGGCATAGGAAACAAAGATTTTTGGCTTGATATTTTTCTGCTGGATTAGTTGAAAAGAAGTAGTCTCGAATATCTTCATTCTCAGTCAGAGCACAGATGGCGCCTTTTTGCCAACTAAGATCTGTAGTTCGGCTCATTACTTAAGTTCTACCCACGTATGAGCGACTGCTACTTCTACGTCGTCACCAAGTTCTGTTTGCCCGTCTTTATCACACTTTGTTAGTTCATTATCTCCGTCAACGTATCCGGCGTATCCTTGAACTACGTGAGCGTCGTCAATTGACTTAAAGCCATTTGCCAAACTAAAAACAATACCTTCTCGCTGGATAGCGGAAGCTAAGGCACGACGGACTACTTCATTCTCAATATCAACGTGAGTTTCTGTGTAAAATACAAAGTCAGGTGCGGTAGATGGTTCATATCCGTTTCCGGACCATATCCACCACAAGGCTTGCCCTGGTCTAGTGTCTCGCATAGATACATTGTATCTTGAGCGAGCGCGGTTTGCGTGAGAAACACCGACAATTTTTTGGCCACGTAACTATATGGACCCAGGCGTGAAAGTGTCTCTAATCCCTTCTGAGCGCCCGTGTTTTGTGCCTAGTTAGTCTGTTTATAGATTGTTATAGGTCCCAAGGGCAAGATTGCCATTAGCGTCTGGCCATAGATATTGATAGTAGTCTGGGCGCTTGCCGGTATCCTCTGGCCAGCCAAACTGTGAGTACCAGTCATATTGTTTGCGCAATAAGGCAACTCGATGTGTAGATGCGATTTGTTCATAGGCGTCGGTGTTTTGCATCCAGACAGGGAAGGTAAGTTCATCTGACACCCGACCAAGTGATAAGGCATGGTCAAAGGTAGAGTAAATCTTAGGAAGCATGGTTGACTTAAACCCACGACTGCGCCACTCAAAATATGTCGCCGCAAGATATGAGACTAGCAGCTTTTCATGACCGCGCCACATGATTGCAACAGGGTGATTAACCCAGCCTTTAGGGTCACGGTGATTGTTATTAGGGTCTAATTTTGTAAGCGCAAGTAATACTTGCCAGCCTTCAAGCGTTTGCTTGTGTAGGCGCTTGTTGTCGAGCTCGCGAGCGATGCGCTCGAACGAGTCGGTGTGAGGTACAAAGGTTTGCATGGCGTCCTTTCGTCATTGGTAAAATTATATCAGGAATCTTCCTCATTTTCGCCAGGCCAGTTATTAAGGTCATCTAGGTTTAGTGGATCTGAGCGATACTTGACCTCTTCCTCCTCTAGCTCAGAGTAGATTCCTACGACCGTTATGTCTCCGCATGTTGCACAGACATTTATTTCTCCGGTTGATATTTCAAGAGGAACTGCAACTGACGTTAACTTAGATACAAGACTTCCGTCTTCTCCAACTGAGTCAGCCTCCCAAGCACAGTTATCCTCTAGGTAGCATTTTTCACATTGAGGGTAAGATGACATTTTAGTTATAGCGTTTCTTTGCCGCGTGTCGAGAAAAACCCTTATCAGTGTCTATAAGCCATTCACGTTCACCAATTAGTTCACCCTGCGGTCCATTTGGTTGTCCTTCTAATGACGCGTAGACCGCGTCTCCAAGCCATTTAGCAGCATGCACGGGGACTGCTTTACCCCACACTGCCTGCATTGCCGTATAGTCCTTAGCACCTTCAATATCCCAATCGTCTGGCAGACCTTGCATTCGCGCAGACTCACGATGAGTAATAAGTCGTGGCTCAGTTGGATGTACTACGTGCTCGAGTGCAGAACCAGTTAGCACATTGCACCAGTGATCTTCCTTCCAACGATATGGCTGAGAAAATCCAAGCTTATAGTCCTTGCGTATAACGCGCTCGGAGATGTCAACCCAACGCTGTGGGAATTTACCACCGTTCATCTGCACCGCAAGTTTTATTGCTCCTCCAAGATCACCGTTACCTGGCCAATTTTCATTGCCAATAATGTCAAAGATTTCTTGAATTCGCTGAGTGTGAATGTTGGTCTTTCCGATGTGGCCGTTTACCTTGCCGTTCTTGGACTTAAGACTTTTCACAAACTTGCCTGGTTGCTCGATGTATGGCTGAGCTTCCCATTGTTGCGGTAGCTTAGCAAGATCTCCAATGATGTCCATGATCTTTGGAAATTGTTTTGGTTCTGTCACCGCGGCGCCAAACTTTAATCCTTTGCGCACTGCTACCCAGAAGTAACGTGGTCGATACGAGAATCCACCAAGTTGAAGGTTGTTTTGTTTTACGTGGTACAGGTCGTACTTTTTGCCAGAGATCTCTTCAACCATAAGACGATACTTGTTCATTACGTCTCTACCTTGAGTGTATGCTTGTTGCACGCACTCAAATACAATAACCTTTGGCGCAACACGTCCAGCGTATTTCATAAACGCACGTGTATGCTCGTGTGCCTTTGACTCAGGACCGCGATTTGATGGACCAGACCATACCGACCAGCCAGAGCATGGAGGGCAACCAACTACAATGTCAGCCTTTTTTAGCGGCCACTCGCTTGAGTCTTCTGAGAAGAAAGAACTCCACGTATTGCCAAGATGATGTCGGTTTACTTCAGCAACTGGATTACCAAAGTTTAATGTTCCAGTGCGAGCTGTCATTTCCATTCCGGCCTGGACAAAGCCAAGGCTCATGAATGCAGCAAGGCCGTTGCAGTCTATAAATGTAGGCTTACTCATGTATAAGGTCCAACCTTTCCTATAGATGGACCTTATACCGACTTCTAGTTTGTAGGTGCCTCCGGGGAAGCAGTTTCTTTTATTTTTTCTGCTTCTAGTAAACCTACTTCATATCCGCAGCCCGCATATCCAGCAACATCAATCCATGTGTCTGGTTGATAACCAGATTTAGACGCGTAACGTGCAACTTTAAGTCCAACCATCATCATTGCAACATCCTCACGAGTAATCTTAACGTTAAGAATAACTCCCCAGATTTTTGCAATACGCTCAAAGTTCTCCTCAGGGCCTCCGTATTGAACATCACGTTCACCGGAGATTATTCTTGCTGCCTCTCGTAAAGCTTCTACTCTTGGCTTAAGTTCTTGTGACATTACTTTATCCTAACGTGAACGTGTGCAACGTAGTCGTCTTTTTGACCAGCTTCAACTTTTAGCTCAACATCAACTTGCGATGCTAGATCCTGTGCATGTGAAAGGTCAAGATACGCTCGTATCTTTTTCTCAGCCTTTTCAACAAGCTCCTTGTGCGTTTCTCCAAGTACATTAAACTCTAAGCTTGTTCTCATTAACGTATTCTCTTTTCTAGTTTGTACGGAGAGTAGTGAACTCCGTCTAGGAACGGCTGCTTATCGTCGTTTGAGCGAACTATTACGTCTCCGTGGCGTATCGCAACTACGATACCGCGTCTTCCGTTATGAATGTGTCCAGTAGAATCACTAAAGGCGTTGTTCATAACTCTAACTTCATCGCCAACCTTTAAGAATCCTGGCTGAACAGGAACCCAAGTCTCAGCTTTAGGCGGCTCTACTAATGAGTGATTTAGCGCAAGTTTGCTAAATACCTCAACTGCCGCCTGCGCATGGTCAGGTTTTAGTTCTATGTCCTTCCAAGTGTTTAATAGTTCAAGAACAGCTTTACCAACAACTACGCGTACTTTTGCTGCCGCGAATTGTTGCTTAGCCCACTCTTCGTTGATCTCTGGCATTCTTACACCTCCGCTACTGGTCTACATTTTGCGCAAACGTCTGGCGTCTTACCTACTCCAACATCGTCTATGGCTCTACCGCACATCGCGCACTTAACACCAATGTCCTTAACCTTGTATCCGTTAAGCTGGCGTTCTTTGTTCTTTTTCATCTTTTCAAGATAGAACTTGTTTAGCTGCTCGTCAGTTCCGCCAGCTGCAACAATAATGTTTGCAACAAAGTGTAGAACATCAACAGCTTCCTTGATAATCTCTTCACGATCTGCATACGGCTTGTCGTGTTGCCACGGCTTCCATGAGATTGCTTGACGCATTTCTGCAAGCTCATCATCAATGGCAAGCATATTCCAGCGCATATACTCGACGAGGCGACGGATGTTTGCGTCCTTGTCACCTTCCATCTCTTCGTAGTTAATGAAGTATACGTCGGTTTGTAGTTTTCTTGTTTCCTTCAACCAGCGGTCAAACAGCATGTACTGCTCCTTCCTTACTTAGTATTACGTTGTGTAGGTAGTCTGCAGCGTCTTTCTTGCTTCCTACCGCGGCAAGATACGTTTTAGATTGTTGCATAGAAAGATCTATTCTCTGTTTTGGTACCATATCTTCAATGTTAGACGCAAGGTGACTCCACTCGTGAGATACGACACAACTTTCACGCCACTCAGTAGCGACAGGCGTTGCTGTGTTCATTGCCTGTATGTATCTGTATGTCCACCATGTGCCGTTCTTATATGGAGTTACAAGCGCACCGATGCACTGTTCAATTTGTTCTTGTACCTGCGGGTCTGTCCAGCCTTTATTCCACTTCATTGGAATTGCTGGATAGTTTAGCGTTGCAAGGACTTTTTGTGTCCATGGTGAATCTGGATTGTCTGCTGCCCATCGCGCTGTTCTGTCCTCTACAAGTTTCTTAGGACGTTCAATTAAGAAAGAGTCTAAGTTTATTCCGCGTATTGATCCTTGTGCAGCAGCTGGAAGATCCTTAAGAGCTACTTTTTTATCACCCCATGGTAACGATGGGTACAGAGTAACTGGCCAGCTTTCTTTCTCTAATCTTACGACTACATCTGTAAGCGCCTTGCTCATGTCACTTGAACAAGCTAAAGAATATCCCTTGCGATTTGAGTAAAAAGGTTTTACTAAGTTTTCTGGCCATGCTGTAATTGCACGTAGACTAGATGAGATCTGCGCAGGGTTAGGTGCGTCAATAAACAGACGTAGCTTACTACTTCCTCGTAGCAGATTCATTACGTGTAGCGCACCATAAGAGTAATGAGCGCTAAGACTTGTCAAAGGTGATATTCCAACAAGCACGACGTCATAATAGTCAAGATGTTCTTTTTCCCAAGTAATGTCTGGCTCAAGCATAATAACTTGACTACCTGTCTCAGTAAGTGCCTTTTCAATAGCACCTGCAAAAGATAGCGAGCGCTTGTTGGCATTTACAGAAGTCTGAGACGCAGACATTCCTGTGATTAGAACTCTTGTCATGCGAGTGAGCCGTCCTGATTTAGTTTTACGCCTTTGTCTTCCTTGACAGCGCGTTCAACAATTCTTTGGCAGTGCTCCTTAAACGCGTCATAAGTTCCAATGTGCGGACGCAAGGAGTCAGCCTGAGCTTTTGCTGCGTCAGCAAGTTGCTGATCCGTCATTGCCTCAACGTCACGAATTGTAAGTTTATATGGTGCGCCTAGCGGATTACCTTCGCCTTTATCTGTGACAAGAATAGATCCTATGCGTGCAGCATACAGGAAGCGTGAGCGCCACCAACCAGAGCCAGCGTGAGGATATGGTGGAGAAAGAATTCCCCAAAGATCGTTGTAGTAGTTTAGAACATCAAGTTCTGTGTCTAAGCGTTGTCCACCAAGTTTACGAATAAGTTTGCGGCTACCAATAATTTCAACTGGCCACTCTGGATTTTTCTTTGCAAGCCATTCATCGTGCGGCATAAGTGCACCTAGCACCCATGCACGACGTTTTTCGCTTGGCGCCTTAGGTGTAACCGCGTTTAGCGTGTCAAACGTCACGCACGATGGATCCAAGGCTTCAATTGGTCCAACTTGATTAGGCATGCGCTTACGCACAATAAGTCTATCGCCAAAAGCGTACATTGGACAAACTGGAACCATTCCTGCAAGCCAGCGACGGTCTAACATATCAGTTGCTGCTTGCACAAGACGCTTTTCATAAGGCTTAACGCCTTCGTCTGTATCCATCATGTAGTAGCGCTCGATGTAGCACTTCTTTGCAGCGTCTGGATCCTTTTCCTTAATTCTTTCAAGTGCAGCTTCGATGTCTGCACGACTAAAGTATGTTGCGCCTTCGTCGCCGCGATGCTGAGTTCCAACAAGCAGATGCTTGTACAGCATTTCCGGCTTATTTACTAAAGCACGAGCGCCATTGAAAACTGTGTTGAACTGCCAGTCATCAAAAAATCCGACCGCAGGTAATCCTGATGATAAAGTGTAAAGTGCGCCCATCGCGCCTTGTCGCCCATTCAGCGAGTTCAACGGAGCAAGGTTAACCCAAGCAACATCGTATGAAGATAAGTCCTCGCCTGGATTGACCTTACGCCAATCAACCTCGTGGCCAAGATCTGTAAGTGCCTTTGCAATAAGTGCAGGCACGTCGATCTTTTGAATAGTGCGTCGTTCAGTGTTTATTTGCAAGGCAGTAAAGCCTGTCATTAAGATTTTCATAATACTCCTTCTAGTGCTGACAACATTGCCCACACCCGCGTAATAGCGTAGGCAATGTTATCAGACATCTATGTTCTTTTGTTAGAACGGCGCAGCAGGCGGTGCAGCAGGCGCTGCCGCTGGTGCTGGTGCAGCAGCTGCCGCCGGGGCAGGTGCTGGTGCTGGTGCTGGCGCTGGAGCAGGTGCTGCTGCTGGAGCAGGTGCTGCTGCAGTTGTAGGAACTGTGTTTGCAGTCGCTACGTAGTACATCTTGATTTCGTTCTTTTTAGAACCGTTCCAAGTGCGTGTGCCAACCTGTGCACGGAATGTGCGACCCTTAATGGCAGATTCAATCTGCGCATTTGATGGGTTTGATGCAAAGTACTCACGGCCAAGACCGAGAGCTGCCATCTTACGGAAGAACATTCCGAGAGCTGCAGGACTATCTGGTGTAACTACCAAGTTATCCCAGACAAGTCTCTTAGCATGAGCGCCAGTTTGAACTTGTGCCTTGATGGCAAACATTGTCTTTCCAGACTGTGCAACCTTTGCAGTTGCTTCAATTACCTGAAGGTCGTAATCACCATCAGGAAGTGGCTCGTAATTGCCACTGCCAACATCACCGGCGTCCTTTACCAGGTCGCCCCAGTTGAGTGTAGACATATATCTCCTTAACTAATGCGTTGACCTATTTGGTCAGGACGCTTTTTCTTTATTTTCTGACTTGGGACCAAACACCATGTCTAGCATGCGTTCAATTCCAAGATTCTCTTGTTCGACTATCTTTCCAAGTCGACCTTGTACACGCTCACCAGCTTCATACTGGTCAGTGCGTTCAACATACATACGGCGTACCTTGAAAGGCGCCTGTAGCGGATCTGGGTTTGGTAGTGTTTCCACTGTAATCGCACCCAAGATGTCATAGAAGTACGGAGCTTGAATAGCAAGTTGTCCCTGTAGGTATGGACGGTTACGTCCATCTTGTCCAGAGCGTGCCATTGCAGTTAGCACGACAGCCTCAAGCGGCTGTGTTGGGTGCATTGTAAGGTCACGTAGATCGCGCAATAGCGCACCCATGTGGCGTAGCAACTCACCCCACTGCTGCATTTTCATTTGCTCAGTACCTGCGATTGAATCCATGCACTTCACTTGAAGTTCAGAGATTGAATCAATGATCAATGACTTAAAGTGGTGTTTACCAGTTTGAAGCCATTGAAATGATTTAAGTACGACATCGTAGTCGCGAACGTTCACAACCACTGTGTCCCACGTACCATCTGCAAGAGGTGGTTCCTCGCGGAGAGGATCCCAGTATTTAACGTTGATTGGTAGGAAGCGATGGCCTCCTTCAACGTCAAGCATGAGACGAGGATACGGTGCGGTTACAGCGAAGGTTGATTTACCAACCTTTGACTCGCCATAGACCATGATTGTGAGGGAACGCTGTACTTCGTTTGACATACGTCACTCACTTCCTTTTTTGTCTAGGTTATTTCCGTAATATCCGTATGGGTCTTTGGCCTCATACGCTTCGCTAAGTGCTTGTTCAGCGGCGCTTCCGTCGTCAAACATTGGGCATATAGCGAAAAACTGGCATTTCCATTTGCAATCACGACTTGGTCGTGGATAGGCAACGAATTGATGAGATGCACCATCGTCAAGCGCTTGACGAACGCCAAGCATATCCGTAAGTGTTCCGTGAATACGTTGCCAAAAGTTTCTTAGTGTAAATACGTTATGACGGACTTCCATCTGCTCATAGAACGGTGGTCGTGCGTTTGCAGAGCGCTTTACCTTCTTCAACATGGTAAAGATACCACCTTCAGAGCGTTCATCATTATCTTTATTTTGTGCCGTTTCAAGCATCATATATGTAAGAATCTGCTCGTTCATGTGAGCCATCGCCGCAAAGTCTGTGAACGATCCACCGACTGTCTTGAAGTCACGGAACATACGCACACCATCTGCCTTACGACGCACGCGCATGTCGATCTTTCCTTGAAGGATTACCTTGTTATCTAACAGTGGCATTTCAATAATCTCTTCCGTAGAGATCATCTCAAGCTCGGCGTCAATTCCGTTCTCTTCAACCCACTGTAGATATCCTTCAAGCATGATGCGGCCAAGGTCTGCCTCAGCCTCAAGATCAAAAACGTCTCTGCCTGACTCAATAAGTTCCTGCGCGTCTTTATCCACAAGCGCAGTATGCGCATCTAGTAGTGGCGTCCCTTTAGAGTAGTATTCATCTAATGCGGCGTGAATACGAGATCCAAGAGCAAGTGCGCCTGTCTTGCTTTCTACTTTTGGTTGAAGGCGACGGTAGTAGCTAAGCCACCACTTGCGTCGACAGTCCTTAAATGTCTGTACCTCTGAGTTCGAGATACGTAGAGGTGACGTTATTTCACTCATAGCATTCCTGCCTTATCTTCTCGTAGCAATGATAGCAGTTGAGCTTTGTCGCGAACAATTTGTTCAAAGTTATCTGCCTTAGTTTCTAACACTTGTATTACTCGTTCCTCAATAGTTCCTTCAGTGACATAATCTGAAACAATGATTGAGTCGTGGATTTCTGAACCGATACGGTGAACTCGATCCAAAGCTTGCTTGTGATCAACTAGCGACCATGGGCGCTGTAGCATCACAAGACGTCGCGCTGCAGTAAGTGTAATACCTACACCGCCAGCCTGCGCTGTAAAAAGTATCCACTTGATCTTGCCAG